GTACAAAGCGTCGATTTCGCCTGCCAGGATGCTCGATTCCATCCGGTTCCGCTCTTCGCGTCCCGCCTCGAAATATTCGAGCCGCGCCGCTAGATCTCGAACCCCCCGCATCAATTCGAGGCGTCTTCCGAAGGTCATTCTCGCGATCACGAACTCCACGCCCGGTCGCGTTCGTGATGGAACCGCTGTCTTACGTTCCCAATGCATATCTATGCGAATGCCACCACGAGTTCATCATTGGTGGTACCCTGCGCCCGCGAGCTGCTGAATTTCCATTTCAGCCGCTGGTCCGTATCATCGAACTGCGGCAGATCGGGGATGATGCTCTTCACGTAAATACCCATCATTTGAGTGGTCGCCTGGCCTGTCTGAAACATCACGCTCAATGGCGAAAGCTGCCGTGCCGCCTGATAAAGCCCAGTAGTCGCCTCGTCATCCTGGCCGAAAAGCTCGAGCGTCATCGTGACTTCTCTCGCGCCCGGCGCAATACCCCGCGGTAGAGACGAGCCGAATTCGTTCAGTCTCATATCCACGTTGTTGTTCAGGTTGACGGAAGCCGAACTGACCGTTAAAAACGACGTCGGCAGTACGCCCAGCCAGACCTGTCCGAGATTGCCTGGTACCGGAGAGTAACTGAAGCTGGAAAGCGCCGGTTCCGCGGGAAACGCGCTCAGTCCGCCTTCACCCGTCTGAAACGACGTGCTGTCGACGATGTCCTGCGCCATGCCGCCAAACTGCAGTTCCTGAAAATCTCCGTTCAGCTTCACGCTCAGCGTGTTCATCGCCGCTCCCGCCAGCACTCGCTGCACCGCCGTTACGGGATCCCAATAATCGAACAAGCTCACGCTGGGAAGTTCCGAACCAAGCGCATACGTAGCGGTTGGTCCGAGCGGCGCGCCGGCAGTCGGCGCAGCGGAGAACGGCGAGTTCAACACTACCGTCATTGGATCGGCGATCGCTGCCACAAATCGAATCTCTGCTCCGCTGCTGATCGCCTGCCCAGGCCCAAGGCCGTGCGGCGAAGCAGACCTGATAATGCTCGACGTGCTCCCCGCGCCCGCATTCACGCCGGCCCAATACGACCCGGACGAACCCATCGCGGCTTCAAACAACGGACCATACGCCGGCAGTCCCGTTCCGCTCGGCCAATCCCTCATGTACGAGGTCAAATTGAACGTCGTCTGTCGCCGCATGCCCGCCGGATTTCCGGCCCACGTGCGGCTCCCCGTCTTGTCTTTCCGTTGGCTCTTCGCCACCTGCTGTTGGGTTGTCAGCTTCACCGCCGGAATGCGGTTGGCCGCGCCTATCGCTGGCGCCAGCCCATAATTTGTTTCCTTCGCGCAATACCAGCGATTCGCATTTGATGAGATATACGCCATGCTTTACCTGCTGACCTCCAGTTCGAAGATCACTTTCGCTCTCTGCAAGAAATTCTTTCCGCCGCGCACCACGGGCTCATACGCCACGTCGTATCCCCCCATATAAAAGGCCCCGTTTCCCCAGTCGCCCCTCGAATCGGCCAGCAGCGCGCAAACTGCGTCCACAGTCGTCTGCAAATTCGCCTGCACCCGGTCGAGCCTGTCCTCGGAATGCCGCACCTCGGCGTTCATCCGGGCTTGTCCTGAGAACTCCCGGAATTTTTCCGTCATCGCGTTCGACAACTTGTCGCAATAAACCAGGATCGATGGATACTGCGGGTGCCCGGTTTGATCACTAATATCCACGCTCACGTTTTGCGCAATCACTGCCTTCACCGCGACGGGCGAGAGAGTGGCGTCTCCCTGAGTGATGGCGCCAATTCGGATATTCACTCCCTCGCTCGTCGAGCTGAGCTTCGAAACAAGCGTCTGCGTCAATGTCCCGCTGATTCCAGCCACAGTGTTAACCCCTCAGAATCGTTCTGGTTAGTCGCCGCTTGAACTGCGCCTTCTGACCATGACCGGGTGCACGCCCTGTGCTGTTCGCTCCGGGGACATATGTGTACAAGCTGCCGGGCGCAAGCGCGACAGCAGTCTGCAGAGTCATTAAATCAGGCGTCGCGCCGGCATACACGTAGAACCCCGTTGCGTTCGAAGGCGCATCAACTGCGGAGACAGTCATATATCGGCTCGGCGGCGTCACAACGGAAGCGGCATCGGAAGCCTGCCCCTCGTCACCCGCTGCGTTCAACCACGCGACGCAGGCATAGAACATCCCGCCATTTCCGGCGCCCGCGGCGTCTCCAGCTATCGGGGGAGCCGCTTTCCGAACCGGATCGCTCACCAGATCGAGGCCGGTCGCAATGAGAATTTCTCTTGCCTTCCGCGTCAGGGCCGTATATTCATCCCACTTTGCCTGGTAGCGATCCACTAGTTGACTGAAATAAGCGTCACGATACACAGACGCAAGAGCGCTCATTCGCTCCCATCTCCGCAGCGGCTCGCTGACCACAATCTGATCGACTCTCTGCGTCGGGTTCCACACGAAATCCATCGCGCCCTTCGGCCTCTCCAGCCACAGGTAAAGATCCGAATGCATCTCTTCCCAGGCGAGGCGCAGCTTTCCGTTGACGTTGATTCCGCACGTCTGGGCCGTCTCCAGCAGGCCGCTGTCCTCATCCACCAGGCCGTCTACCGAATTGGCTGGCCCGTCGATAAACAGCGCCATTTCAGCTCCGATCTTTCAACTTGCGGGAGTCGGCCGGAATCACGATCACCTGCATCCGCCGGGCTGCCTCTTCTTGATCGAACTTTTCCTTCGCCTGGCGATTGGCGGTTCGGAACTCTTCGCTCTCGTCGGCATCGGCCAGACGAGCCCGGCTTTCGGCGATCAACTTCGCCGCAATCAACCTCGGCGCTTCGGTTCGGACTCCCGGCTTCCCGCCTTCCGGAGTCGCAAGGCTGACAAGCACCACGTGATCTTCGGAAATCGACGCTTCGACCTCCCGAACCTTTCTGTAATAAGCCCGCAGATCCATCTGATCTCTCCTGAGTTATCTTTCTTTCGCCGGAACCGGCGCGAAAGCGATTCTTCGCTCCCGCGCCTCCCTGGCAAGTCTTACTGAATTAGCTGTTCACCTGCACCGCGAAGTTGTTGCGAAGAACCGCGCAACCGTAGAGCACGTCCACCGTAAACTGCTGGGACAACGTGTTTGGCTGGTAGCTCATCGTGACGCGCATGCCGAAATTGCCCAGTTCGGCATATTCGGCGATCGCGCCCGTTCCCGGCAGAGGCTGGGGCAGACGGCGAATCACAAGACCGATCGCGTCCTTGCAGAACGCGAGGTTATGGGTATTCACCGGTGAGCTTCCGGTCTTCGGCACATACTGCGAACGGAAGACAAAGAAGTCTTTGATCTTTCCGAACGTGCCGTCCACCATGGCCCGCAAACCGGCGTCGCCCATCTTGTCGTATTCGCTGAAGCGAGGAATCTGGCGCATCGACGAATACGTGTTGCTGTCGACGATCAGATACTTCGGCTCGCTCACCGGAACTTTCGCCGTGAACAGGCTTGTTTCAGCCTGATCGATAACGGCTTCGGTAACCGGCGTTCCAGCGGTGCCAATCGGGCTGTTCGAGGTAAATCCTGCGTATAGGTTCAGCAGGTCGCTCTCGATTTTCTCCGCAATTGCAACCACTGCCGGCTGCATGTAGACCTTCAGCAGGTCCGGAACGGCGATCACCTTTGTCACGTCCGGAATCTGGAACGTCGCTTCCACGTGCGTGTTCAGCACGATCTGCGCATTGCCCAGACTCGGATTTTGCGGCTGCACCATGCCGCCTTCCGCGATGTTGTTGGCGACAAGCTGCGGAGCGATCGGCACGTTGACCGTATCGCCCGCCTGCGCCAATGTCGGTTCGTAGTCGCGATTCACCAGGTTCCCCATGACGAGGTTCCCGACGAGTGCCGGCAGGGCGTCCGCCGCTACCAGCTTCACAATCGCGTTCGCTACGTTAGCTGACGTAATTGATGGCATTTTTCTCCTTAGTTCTTGCTCAACAAGCGCCTGACGGCGTTTGCGCCGCCGTCAGGCGCGATTGACCCGAAATACAGCCGTCCCGCGGCCTTGAGTCAATGTGGTCGGCGCCAAAAGAAAAGGACGGCCAGGCGAACCGGAATCAAATTCCGGTTCCCCTGCCGTCCTGCTTGTGGCGTCTTTCAGTCCGCCTTCCGCGTCGCGCTCATTCGCCGCGCCGCGTCGCGCGTCCAGATCTCTGGAGCGAAAGTCTCCTGACTACGCTCCCCGCAGCGTTTGCGACGCGACTTTCAAAATCTCCTGCCGCACTCGCTCAAGCTCTTCTTTGCTCATCGATGGGCTGATCCGATCGATATCCACCGAATTCGCGCTGGCGGACGGGCCCGTTTTCTGCGTCCCTGTCATTCCCGTTCCTCCCGCGATTCGCGCAGGCAGAAATTCGGGATTCTCCTGAACGAATCCGGCCAGAAACTCCGTCGCCGGCTGTTCGCCGCGGTCCGTCTTCGCCAGCAGGCGTCCGTCGTCCGTTCGAACGATGCCGTCCTGCACGGCTTTATAAGCCAGGTCGACCTTCGAAACGCCGAGCTTCTGCAACTCCGCCCGAATCGCCGTGCTCCTCTGCGCTTCTTCCGCCGCCAGACGGCTCCGGCGGTTCTCCTCGGCCAGATTGTTCATCTGCTTCTCGAGTTCTTCCCGCTTCCGCCGCTCTTCCTGCAACTCGGCTTTGTAAGCGGGTTCGCGCCGGACCGTATCCTGGCGCATGTATTCGGCGATCGCCTGTTGTACGATCGCCTGCACATTGATTGGCTCGTCCATATCTCCTCTGGCCCGCGAAAGAGTCTGATCGCAACTTCGATCAGACTCCTCCTCCGGGCAAATCCCCGGTATCTCCGGCTACTTGCTCTCCACCGCGGCGTCGATCTCGGCCATAATCTGGTTTTTGATTTCCTGACGCGAGTCCGCCAGATACTTCAATGCGATCCGTTTGTAAATCTGCCGCTTCAGCGTGGAAGACCCGACGCCTAGGTTCAGCAGACTCTGCGCATCCTGCACATCCGTACCGAACTCCGTAATATCGAATTCGTCCACGCCCGAAACATCCACCGTCAGTCCGTCCTGGCGGACCTCCGAGATCGCGCACATCACGTTTCGCATCGCGCCTTTGACGATTGAACCGTAAGCCCGCAATATCTCCTCGGTGATGCTGAAATCGAGCTGCCGGCTAACCCCCGATTGTTGGCTCCCGGCCCCGTCGTCGGCCTGCTGCATCAGGTAGCACACCCGATAGATTTCATCCTTCAACCGCACCAGGTTATCGGCCGCGATCTGGTAAACCTTGCCTTCCGGTTCCGTCCAGCCGAACTTGTCGTCGGGCCCAAGCTGGATGTAGTAGCTTTCGCCGGTGATCTGGTTCCATTCACGATCGGAATAAATCACCGGCATCGCGAACAGGCCCATCGTCAGCGCCCAGCCGAGAGCGTTCGATTTGTTGAAATGTTCGAGCTGCAGCAGCGCGACCTTGTTGGTCAGCCACATGCCGTCTCCCACCCGAAGCTCGAATACCGGAACCCGGCCGATCGATGCGAAGCCGTGCGTTCCCTCGTCAACCAGTTCAATTTCCTTCGAATCCGAGCCGCGCCGCTCATACGCCTCGAAACGTTCGCGATCGTAGTAAATCCATCGCGTGTCGCGCTTCCAGCCGAGCGATTTCACGTTGTCCTGCTTCAGCCACGACGTCCGAATCACTACCCACTCGAGCTCGCCTTTTGCGTCGAAGCTCCAGTTAATAACTTCGTCCGCCGTGTAACCCACCAGATACGAGCGGCTCCGCCCGCTGGCATCTTCTTCCGCTCTCGTGCGCGCCGGCCCCGTACGCGGAAAGTCGACCACGATATAAGACTTCCCGCACACCAGCGCTTCGGTAATCTGCTGCTTGAAAAATTGCGTCAGCGTCGTTCCGCGGAGATCGCAATTCTGCACAAAGTCGGCGAAAAAGTCCCGGCCCCGTTCGTTCGTACCTGAGAATTCCAGCACCGGCTCTTTTCGCACCAGCGTCGCCGTATACCAGTCGATGATCGACCCGATGTAGTTCTCATAGAACACTCGCGTCAGCCGCTCCTGATAAACGTCGAGCGGTTCCTTATGGCGCCGCACCAGATACTCATGGGCGTTCTGCCGGAACTGTTCGCCCCCGGCGTAAAGATCCCGGTACCGCCGCCACATTCGCGCGCGGCTCGTGTAATCGGGATGTTCCTGTTCAATATGCGTATTCAAAAATGGACTCCGATCCGGGGTTGCCGCGCTAGTACGCCACCCGGTTTCCTTTCTCTCCGATGGACTTGCGGGTACACTCCTGCCAGATCAGATATCCCAGCGCATCCGACAAGTGCGTTCGCATGCGATCCTTCTCCTTATCCACCTGCAGCGAGTCCTCCCGATAGCAAACCTGCTCAAAGTCCGCGATCAATTCCTTGCACTTCGGATCGATAAACAATCTCGCGTCGCCGTTGGCGTTCCGCAGTCGCGAATTCACCACGGCGATTCGCTCTCGAACCGCCGGATTCGCTCGCTGAACGTTCTGACACATCCTCATCGCTCGCGCTTTGAAAAAGTCCCGAATGATCTCGTAATCCGTCGAGCCTGTGGTCTGCATCGCTGCGCCGGATGCGTCGCCGTAGATGAGGATCTCCTGCTCCAGATACCCGAAACGCTTTTCAAATTCGAGACAGGCGTCTTCCGTTGTGGCCCGTCTCAGAACGATTTCATCCAGAACGTGAATCTCGTCGCCCACCTTTTGCGCCACCACCGAAGACATCGGATCCACGTTGAAGTCCAGCGCCCAGATCACCTGCGTTCCTGGCCTCGGTTTCATCTCCCTCAGATTCAGTTCGCGGCTGAACGCGCTGTAAACAAGATTGCCCCTCGCATTCAGGTAATCTCCCAGAACTTCCTGGCGAAAGAAGTTTTCGTCGTAACTGCCGCGCAGCCGGTCGTAGAAATCCGGCAGCTTCTCCAGCAGGTACTGGTTCTCATAAGGGCGCGCCAGGATCGTCTCGTATGCGTCGCCGGCGTTCTTCACGAATTTCCGGTAAACCCAGTCGAATCCCTTTGGCGTCCACACCGCAAAGCCGCAGTAACGCGTGGCTTTTGGATCGCGCAGCCGGCCTTCCAGCCGCAGCCACGCGCCCTCCTGCGTGTAAGTCAGCTCATCGACCCCGAACCACGCCAGATTCGTTCCGCGCAGCCGTTCGAAATCGTCGAGCGAGCGCAGCAGAATCTTTGAGCCGGTATCTTTCATTACCAGCAGATTTTCCGTCCGGTTCAGCTCGTAGGGGATCTCGTTTTCGCCGAGCGTTTCAATCAGCGCTGCGAGGGTTGCATCGCGCAGCATCGGATACGTCGGCGCGCCGATCAACCCCGTCCGCCCCACGTTCAAATAACTTAATCGAATCGCCTCCTGGCACAGCGCCGCGCTCTTGCCGGAACCGATCGGACCGGAAAATCCCTTGAATCGCGCGTCCGACTGATGAAATTTCCTTTGGCTCGGCAGCGGCCTGTATTTTATTTGTCTTTCGCAGGTGAGCTGTTCCATTCCTCTACCCATCTGACTGTCACCTGCTTGGGAGCCTCGTCTGAAAGTTCCTTTCGGAG